CGCTGATGATCTCGTTCGCTGCGCCGGCTGTCCCGCTGCTCGGCACCAGCGCGACGAATGCCTTGCTGTTGCCATTGTGTGTGTTGCAAAGGTTGATGTCCTTCACATACGCACGCTTGTCGGCTGGGCAGGTGTAGATGGTCGCGTAAGAAGTCGTTAATTGACCACGGCCAAGTCGCAATCCGATGATGTCTTGGAAATTAGCCATTACGGTGGCCCTAGCCAGTGCAATACGTTCAGGCTATGCACCGCAGGGATAACCTCGCGGTTCACGTTATCAAGCTGCACGAAGTACAGACGGTTTTGATTATTCGTCTGATTGATTTGCTGGCCCGAGTACGTTGCCGGTGCCGTGTTGGGGTTAGGCGCAGCGAATGGATTGATCTCCTTCATTGCTACACCATCGGCGGCATCGGCGGCTGCGGGTTAAGCGGCGGCATCTCAAATGGCGTGATCTCTGGAATCACGGGTCGCTGTACAGATGGCGTTGCAGTGCGAGGACGCTCCATCATCGCGCGCAGCGTCTCGGTGTCCACCGTCGTGCCGTACTTCAACTGCACCTCGTAGGCGCGCAGCATGATGTCAGCCTCTTGCTTGTCTCGAGCGCGATCGTCTGCGAGCAGCATCTCCTGCCGCTTCAACTCAAGGTCGGCCGTGTTGTTCTGGATGTCGGCCAGAATCTTCTGCCGCTCCACTTCCGCGAGCAACTGCGCCGGGTCAGGCGGCGGGGGCGGCGGGGGTGGTTGCGGAGGCATCATCGCCGGGTTTAGGAAGAACTCGTCGGAGTTGCGGTAGCCAGACGCCTCAACCAATTTCACCAGCGTGTTGCGGTACTGCTGCGGAGAGACGAGCGGGTTCTGCGGCCCCATGGTCTGCATGATCTGCTCTTGCTTCTGCGCAATGGACGTGAGCACCGCGATCTTCTGCTCTTCCGTGCCACTGCCTAGCGCGACGTCCACCTCGACGTCCATGTTCGCATTCCACGAGCGCGGGTCAATCGGCACCCACTGGTTTCGTAGGCGCACCACACGCGCACGATCCTGATTCTCCGTGACCAGCTTGAGAATGCCCTGGAACAGGGCGCGCATCCCGGTTTCGGCGAAAATCCGGGCGATCAGCTCAAGATGCTGCTGCGCGGCGCTGACAGTCGCGGCGACCGCCGCGCGTGTGGTGCTCTGTAACGCATCGGCCTGCAAGCCCATCGCGGCCTTGCTCATGCCGGTGCGAGTCTCGCGTACCTCGTCGAGGTATCCGAGCATGGGGAACGCGGCCTGACCGACGAACGGCACAGAGAACGGTTGCACCGCCCCAGCCTGGCGCATACGGATGATGCCACCGACCTCAGTGTTCAGCACGTCGTCCATGTTCGCCTGCCCTTCGACAACACCCACTCGAGGGTGGATGGCGAGCGAGAGCGAGTCGAGCATGTTGCGCAGGATCGCCGACTTGATCTTCTGCAAGTCTGCCGTGTAGTCAAACATTGAAAGCCCGATCAGGGCGTGCGGCTCAGGGTCTGGGCAGAAGAGTGCGAACGGCGCGTGCGAGCACGGTTCGTTCATCACCATTTTGTAGCCGGGGCCGATCGTGCACACTTTGCGCAACTCAGAGATGCCGTCCTTGTCGTAGTCCACTCGCACATACGCTTCGCAATAAAGAACTCGCTTGTCGTCTTGCGTGCCACCGGGGCCATAGGACTGTGCATACGGGTTGCGCGCCAGATACTCGTCGTTGGTGTCGAGTTCGTAGACACCCATCTGCGCGCTCACCTCTTCCTCGTTGTAGCCCAAGGCCACAAGGTCAGAGACGCGCATCATGCGACGGTGCGCCACCAGCGTTGCGTCCTCAACCGATCGCGCACGGCGGTCAATCAAGAACTCCTCTGGCGGGATCGCCTCGACGCGAACGCGACCGTCTTTGTACTCGCGCTTCAACTCCACGTCGTAAATCTTTGGCGCAGGCATCGGCATACCCGTCATCGGGTCTACCATCGGCTGCCCCGTCATCGGGTCAACGGGCGGCTGGTACGTCGGGTCGTCCATCGACATGATGGCGCTGCCGACAACATTAGGCTCGGAGAGCAGCACCGTCAGCGCGGACTCATCAAGTCCAGTGTAATACTCGGTCTTGATCTCAACCTTTTCTTCCCAGACGTACTTGACGATTCCAAGTGCGCCGCGCAGCGCGTCCTTGAACGCGGAGTGCAGGATTAGGAAGCCGTTGTTGTCGTTGTTGAAAATATAGTTGATATAGTCGGTCGCCTGCTCGGCGCCGGCAATGTCCTCTGCGTTCTTAGGCGCAAAGTGCACGATCTGCTTAGATCCAAAAAATACCTTCATCAGCGACGGCATGATGCCGGCGACGGTATCTCTCACGTCGGTCGAGACGACCTGTGAGCGGCCCTCTTCTTCGTTGCCAAACGGCTCGCCACGATAGTATTGGATGGCGCGAGCGCGAACCGGGGACAACTCTGCGTCAACGAACGACGTCGCGTCGGTCAGCTCTGTGCCGACCAACGACTCAAGGTCTTCGTCCGACATCGGCTCAATGGCGCCGATCGCGGCCTCGGTCTGCTCTATGAGAGAACCTTCTTTCTGATACATAAAACCGGCACCCGTGCCGAAAAAGGGGGTCTATCTATTGTCACTTGAGAAGGGCGGCAACCTGATTCTTGGTGAGAGAAACTAGCCACGCCTCTCGATCCTTGACGCCAAAGGAGACGACGTACCGCCCATCGTGCTCCACGATACCGGGGCAAAACTCAATCTGCTCGCCACGGAAATAGAACTCACGGCCATCGGCAAACGGCTCAAGGTTGCCGTTGTACTGCACCAACTTGTGCGCGTAATAGACCCGGTTCCTGTGCTTGCGGCGCTGGTGGACAACGCCAAGGTACACGCCGCCGTGCGGAATTAACTGCGAGCCGCCCGACCAGCCGGTGAGCGGCGGGTAGCCGCCGAGCCATATCCTGCGCTTGACGGGAAAAATCTCATAAGACTCGGCGGGGTGGTGCATGTACACCATCGACAACTGATCGCCCTCCACGAGCGGCATCCAGTTCTTTTCCATCTCACGACCGTGCGGGCTGTGCAGGAACTCTAGCCCCGTCACCGTGGTCTTATCTAGTTTGCACAGCGCCATCGTGCCGCGCACCTTGGGGCCGTGGTGCAGGCCGGTCGCGGTAAACCACCACCCGTCTCGCCACCAGAAGAGCCGCCCATCCTCAAGGCCGTCCCGTGCGGGCACTCGAGTGTTGCGCACCATCAGGTCGTCAATCCACGCCACCGACTGCTGGCTCAAATTTTGACCCAGCGTGATAAGGTAGTTGCGCGTATTGGGCGCAGGGTCGCCACGGAACCAGATGCCGTCCTCCTCGCCGAGTTCATAGTTCACGGTGCGGACTAAGCAACTTAGTCCACCGTCCGCGTCCTTGGCGATCGACGGGTTACACGGCAGGTACTTCTCTGACTCCGGCACCGTGAGGCGCACGAAGGCATCAGCCGGCAGGTGCTCCAATAGAACTAGGCGGCCTTCGGCGGGGAAGGTGGCTTCGGGTCTTTCGGCTCCGGCGCCTTCTTGGACTCCGGCTTCGCTGGGGCTTTCTTGTCGAGGCGCTTTTGGAACAGCGCGACGTCGCTTGGCTTGAGCATTCATCTATCTCCTCACATGTGGATGGTTGACGGCATCGGCACCGCAAGGTCTTGCGTGGCCTGTGAAACTAATGGCGGCACGGCGGTCAGCACGCGCAGGTGCGGCAGCGCGTACCACTCAAGCAGAATATCGACCGGCGTGTTGGCGGGCTTGGTGTACTGCTGCAAGGTGGGGATGGCGCGACGGCGGTGCCAGATCGCGGCGGTGCAGAGCGGGTACTTAATCTCCCACAGATTCGTTGACTCCTTCTTGCCGGGCTTGTCCGTCGTGCAGCAGGAGTTTAGGTACACCAAGTCGCACCAGTCGGGAATCTCGGCGCGAATCTGCGCGAAGCGTTCGTTAAAGTTATCGGGCAGGATGAAGTCATCTTCAAAGATCACGAACTCCTCATGCCCCTCGCGCCATGCGATCTGCCAAGCGATATGCCACGACAGCACCAAGCAAGTCGCGCCGCGCGTCACGAAATAATCCGTGTGCATCGGAATCTCTGACTTGACCTGCATGGTCTTGCCAAAGATGCCGTAGATAAAATCCAACTCAATGCCCGCCTTCGCCGCCTGCTGGCGTGCGTGCTCGGTGCGCTCTGGAGTATCCTCAAGTGTGATGCAGTAATACTTCATCAATCCCTCACAAAAAAGAGCAGCGTGGGGCGCCCCCAGCCAGACCCCTGCCGCTTGTCGGTTTCGCGGAACTTGCACGACGTGACCCAATCGCACTTGAAGCCGTTTTCGTAAAAGCGGTCAATCCAATACTCGGTCAACTGCTCGTTGACGTGGTGATGACCACCCTGCCCGGGCAGCGCGTGGCACATGAGTACATACTTGCAGCGCGCCATCGTCGCAAACCAGTTCGGCTCGCACTTCTGCTCGACGTGCTCCACGAACTCGGTGCAGATGGCAAGGTCGTAATCGCGGTCAAGAACGTATGGCCCCTTCTCGTAGTCGTGCGCGACCAGAATCTCCTTGACCGGACTTTCGGCTAAGGCAATCGGATGCCCTTCCACGCCGCGTGCGTCAAACCCGAGGTCGTGCCACCAGCGGATGTTATGGCCCATGCCCGCACCAATGTCGATCACCGACCTGATGCCGTAGGTCAGCGCCAAGTACCCCCAAATGTCAGGCATCCACGTCGCGCGGTCGCCCTCTGGAATGTAACCGCCTAGATGCGCGATGCTCATACCACTCCCCGAATCTGTCTCTTGACCGACTTCGCCCACGTCGGCGCGTACACGCCGTTACCTGTCGCGGCCTCGCTTGCAAACGTCAGCACAAATGCGTCGGCCACGTCGGGTGAGGCCAGCCCGCGTCGCTTCATGTCGTCCTTGCTCTCAAGTTTCAACTTGCCGTTCGACATGAACGAATAGCGTGGCGAGGATAATTCATTGACCAGGCGCTCGTCACGCGGCAGTTTGCAGTCGCGCGCCTCGAGCCATGTCTTGGCCTTGCTCCACAACTCGGCGCGTAGGTTCATGTACTGCCCCTTGAACGCGGGCGACTCGCCGACGTTGATGCCACGGGCGGGTAACTTCAACTCGCGTAGGCGATCGACCACGCCGGCGCCCAAGCCGATGCTGTCTATGAGTATTTCTGCGGGGCGATCCTTGAAGTCGGTGGA